CGCAGCCGCATACCAGCCTTTCATCAGTTCTGCCGGCCAGGGCAGGCCAAGCTCCTCGCGGGTCGCCTGAGCGGTCCTGAAGCAGCAGGCAGCTCGACCGTCTCTCGGATCCGCACCGAGCCCCCAGGGCAGGCCAGACCATTTGCGCCAAAAAGTCAAAATGTGATTCCCCCGGAAGATGGCAGCGGCCCGACCTGAGCCGCCGTGAGTCTACGGGTTGGCGCGGTGCCGGTGACAAAATTAAGGGGATTCGTAAGCCTAAGCGTTACAATCGGGAAATTGTCGTCGTCGTCTTCCTGGTCAGGAATTGCATCAGTGTAGCCATAAGCATCGCAAACGCAAATAGTTGAACTTAGAAAATTTAGCTCAGTCCACGTTGGGTAACTGCCTGCATTGTCTGGAGGTGTGCCGACAAGCAGGACGGTCGAAATCTTGATAAGGTTAAGATCTTCAGACGCTTGCGCTAACTTTGCAGTTGTAATCATGTTGCCAGGCGCAATTAGCTCAAAGTCGCCGCTTTCGTTGCCATCAGTTGAAATATCGCCCGCGATACTGTACGGGCTGAATTGATACTGCAAACCGTTAAAGGTTCTTGTTTCCCCGATAAAGTAAGGTTGATACCGTTGCGGCACTTGAAATGAGGCACCGGCAGGAGTCAGGAACTCAATGTAGTGGGTAGCGTAAAGCATTAGATGTTCACAAAATCACGGACTTCTTTATTGTTTCTCATGGAAGCAAGCGTTCTGGCTTGCGCTTGCTTAAGTAGCAGAGCATTGTTTCTGCGCATTTGCTCCTCTGTAACCATGCGCTCGCCTTGCCGTTCGGTCACAGTGTAATCCAATTCCAGCGGATCAGCTTGCCCGCCGGATTGGCCTAATGCAGCGGCTTTTTCCATGTCACTGCGTGGCACTACCCTGCCGGTAACGCCAGGGAAGAAAAACTCTGGTTCTTTTTCGCCAACGACATAACCTTTGCCGGCTTGTGCCGTGCCACCGTTAGCAAGAAAGCCGCCGAATGCAATATCCGTTATGTTGCTTGACAGTGCGTTGCCGAACAAATTTGGCGCGGCGCCGGAAACCGCCGAACCCAACACACCGGACAGCGCTGAGCCGCCGCCCAGAGCGCTGGAGAAGGCCATTTGAGCGGCGACCGTCTGTAGCGCCATGCCGAATGCCGCAACCTGGCCAGAGGCCAGCATCGAGGCCGATCCCAGCGCCTGCGGGCCGGCCGCTTCCGCGCCGGCACCAAGCATCTTGACGAGTGGCCCTTGCTGGCCGCCAAGCAATCCGCCGAGTTGGCGTTGCATTAAATTGCCGAGCTGCTGTTGCGCGGAATCCGCAAAGCTGCCAGCGATGCTATTGAGCATGTCGCGGCCTACGTCCTGGATGCTTCTAGCGCCGCTTACAATATCGACCAGGCCATTTGTTAAAGCGCCAGAGATCGCATCGGATACACTGACAATATCTTTTTCAAGATTGGCCCAGACAAGCTGCTGGCTTTCTAGTGACTTGGTTTCATTGGCTACTGCCATTGCTTTAGTGGTATCGCCCCCGAAATCTTTAAGCCCTTGCTCATAAGCGCGTGCTGGCGCACCAATTAACCCAGCACGCAAACCGGCGCCAGTAAAGCGAGCATCCTGCCTTATTCCGTTGATCTGCTTATTGAGTTCATTCTGCTTGCCAAGCTCTTCAGTTTGCGCAGTAAGGGCAGTCAGTTTAGCCTTTTCGGCATCGCTGGCAAACTGATAAAGAGTTGACGCTCTAAGTAGCTCAACATTGGTTGCCTGCAATTCTCCGCGCTCTAATGCAGCGGCTTCTGCTTTGCTGATCGCTAAATTCTCCTGTAATTGCAGTATCGCAGAGCGAGAGCGCTCTTGGTTTTGCAATTTATTGCTTAGGTCAAGATTGGTGCGGCGCTGCTTCTCTTCGTCCTTGGCGACACCAGCGGCCTTATCGGCCAAGTTGTTAATTTGCTTGGTAACGGCAGGGTCGCTGCCATATTGCTTTTGAGCTTTCGCAAGCGCACTGGCGCGATCCTTCTCGATTTGCAGTAGCCGCGTTTTGCTTTCTGCCTCAATATCAGCAACGGAAGCGGCATTATCGCTAAGGTCAAGAATCTTTTGCCTCGCTTCAATTTGCTGGCGCAGTACATCACCTTGCTGCTTGAGCTGAGGCAGTTGGTTGTTTTGCAGAATTTGCTCAACTTGGCCAAGCTCAATACCCTTTTGCTTGAGTTTGTTTTGCTCCTCCAGGATTTTAAGCGCTTCTTTTTCGCCGCCAAAAGATTGCATCCTCGCCGCCATGTTTGCCGCATTGGACGGTGCAGCCGAAGGAGTGGCGCCGATGGGAACTGGGCTAAACTTGGGGCCAGGAATGTTGCTGATTTGTGTTGCGGTTTGGCCTTGGAGGCTGCCGCTTGCTTGCAACTCAATTACTGCTTGGCGCAATTTTGCATCGCTTACGTTTTGCAGGCCGATCCACTCCTGGCGGAGCCCTTGCATTCCCTGCTCAACCGTTTTGCCTACGACGCGATTACGCGCCAATGCGGAGCCAAGTTTTTCTTGTACGTCTGGCGTGAAACGATCGGAAGCGCTTACGCCGGTCTGCCCATAGTTCCCTTGCATTAGAGAACGCATAGTGCTGCCTATGATCTGATACTTGCCTACGGCGTGCAACTGCTGACTGGCTGGTACGCCTGGCGCCAACTGTCGCCGCTGAATCTCAGCGATAGTCATGTTAGCAAGGCCGGGATCTATGCCGCTACCATGCGCCGTATGGCCATTATTGCTGCCGCCGCGATTGAAGGCGCCATAGTTGCCGCCATAGCTCTCTGTTCCTCCTATCAACTGACTTAGCTTGCTTCCGCCAACGGATCCGCCACCGCTGGCGCCAGCAGCAGCGGCGCCTATGTCAGGCAGCGTCATGGCCTGGCGCATTAAATCAGCAGCTTCTCTGGCACGTTGCAGAACATGGTCCGCAACCTTCATCTTGTAATCTTCGACCGAACGCACATAAGACAGCTTACGTTGCTCAATATCCTCTATCTCGCGTGCATTCGTGCGCTTGTAATCCTCAAGATCACGATTGAGTCTTGCCATCGCAAGCTCAAGCCTCTTTCTGGATTGTTCAATATCAGCCTCGCCTTCCTTCCTGGCTCGCACCGATTCACGAACACTCGTCAGTAGCTGCTGCTCAAAACCAGTAGCAGCCGCAAATGTCTGGCGAGCGCTTAAGTCGCTACCTTCAATGCGGTTCTGTGCCCTAGCGCGATTATTCTCAATTTGCTTTTCTGCTGCCTGCTGGCGAAGGTCAAATATCTCGCGTTCTTTTTTGTAGCTGTAATCTGCAATGTCCCTATTGAGCATCGCGCCGTCGCGCTGCAGATCATACGCCTGCCTTTGAAGGCTGAACGCTTCGCGGTATGCCGACTGAATTTGATCGGCAAGTTTACGCGACTCTTGCACTTGGGATGTTTCGCCAGCGAGTTTTTCCTCTGGCGTCAGGGGCACTGAAGCGCGTTCATTGGCAAAGCGCTTTGAAAGCTCCTGCTTAGATAGCTCGCTAAGCCTGGCTTCATATTTCCTTTTGTCGCCAAATGCGCCAAACGGGCCAGAGGTTTCCCTGATTGCCTGGGATCGCAGTTGTTCAAACCTTTGCGGATCAAGCCTTTGCGTCCTGCTCTGGCTTGAGAAGCCGCCAATGTCGCCGGCTGCACTACCAAGAAACTCGATAAACCCTTGCAGGACAGGCAGAAGACGTACTTGTATCTCAGAAGCAATCGCCCCAAACTGCTCCTGTACTTTTTGCTGTGCTTTGTCAAGTTGGCCAAGCTCAGTAAGCGAGCCGGGGCCAAGCCGCTCTTGAACTTTTTGCAATACAAGCGATTGCGCATCGTAAGTGCGGCCAACTGCGGTTAGCTGGTCAACGTAAAGCCTGGTTTTTTCAAGGCTACGGCTAGAGGCAAGGCCGCTAGCTTCAAGCGCGTCCAGTGCTTTACTTGGGCTTCTAATCGCATCGGCGAGAGTAGTTAGATTTTTAACTGTGGTATCAACGGCCTGCCCTATTGCAGTGCCGACGAGGGAAAGGCCAAAACCAAAGTTGCCTCCGACTGCGCCGCCAGCAAGGCCGCCAGCAAGACCGCCAGCCGATGCACCAAGGCCCTGGCCGAACAGGGCGGGAAATGCACCGCCAATCAGCGCATCGCCAATCGCACTGCGCAGGTCGCCTTGGAAGAAACCTTTTTGATTACTTTGCTGGCGCTGCTGCTCGCGTTGCGCCTTCTGGATTCTCTGAAACTCTCCAATACCAATCGGGTTGCCGGGACCGGCAAGAGAAGCGTACTGATTGAACATGCCCTGCCGCCCGCCCTGTCCGCCCATCGGGATTGCGTTGCCCCTCCGAGTCGAGCCGCCTGCGCCGCCAGGAGTGCCGATCCCTAGGCTTGCCCGCCGCTTCTCCTCGCGTTCCAGCGCCGCGCCAAAGCGCCCCAGCGAGCCGGCGGCCTGCTCGGCCTCCTTCGCCATTTTCTTTTGCGAAGCCGCTTGTAAATCGTCAAGGCGCGTCGGCTGCCTTTGCCCAGCATTGGCTATTCTGCTTTCCAGCATTTTACTGCTTGGAAGAGCACGCGGCATAATGCCCGAGTCAATTCCGCCGCCCATCGGAATAGCGCTCGTGCGCCTAACCGGACCCCCAATACGGGCAGGAGCATTAGCGCCAATGCCAAGATCCCTTTGACGTTTTTCTTCTGCTAAAGATTTTTCCCTAAAGCGCTGCCTAGAAGCACGCTCCAGATCAGCGCCAATGTCGCCCATTTGGGTCAGCGCTTTCTGCCAACTAGCTTTTACGTTTAAGCCTTTAACCTTTTGAGCGCTTTGCAGATCAGCGCCAATGTCCGCTAACCCCGAAAGGGCACTTTGCCAGCTAGATCTTACGTTTAGGTCGCGGACGGCAGTGCGCTGCTCTAGTTGTTTTTGCTTGACGCGATTCTGTAATCTTTGATCAAAGTCTTTCCCGGCTTCTTTGCTGCTTGCCTTGAACAGATCCGCTTCTCGCTTTGCCCGTTCCTTTGATTCACGCAGTCTATCATTAAATGTTCTGTCATTTAGCGATACTTCAGTTGCGAGTCCTTTGTTAATTGCACCTTTTGCTGCTTTTGCGGCGGTATCAATACGGCCTTGTGCCGTTCTGGCAGTTTTGAGCCCAGCTTTTGCGCCAGCCTCCATCCTGTCTATTATTTTTTTGGCTTGGAAGGATGCAAGCCTGAACAGTTCCTGGTCGCCACTTTCCGCCGCGCTTGCGGCGCGATTAACAAGTAGCCGCGCCCTGCCAACCTCCCTGCGGGGGAAGGCAGGGCGAGTTACGTCAGGGTAAAGAAGCTCGCCAGTCTTGGGATCTCGCGCTGTGCCGCTTGCGGCTTCCATTGGGCGCAATCTATCGCCCAGCCCCCTTGCCGCGGACAGTCTCTCTACCCTGCTTCTCGCAAGCCTGTTGGCCTCAAGTTGCGCTTCATTGTATTTACCTAACGTACTCGACAGTGCGTTTAGCTCGGTAGCTTGCCGCCTTGTAACTTTTGCGCTTGTGTCACCCGTGGCCGAAATGACGCGCTTTAGGACATTATACGCTTGCGTTATTTCAAATACTTTCCCAATAAGTTCTTTTGCATTGGTGCCCCCGCCGCCGCGCCTAAATGCTTGCAAGCGTCTTTCGTATTGTGCTTCAAAGCCGCCTAGTCTTAATTGTTGATTGGTTGAGCTAGCGCTTTCGGTGACGCCCCTTAAAGTTCTTTCCCTTTTTCCCGCAACCCTATCCCCGCCCAACACAAGTGAAGGGAGCGTCCTCTGCTGGAGCCTCCTGCCGCGCCTGGTTATTTCCCGTCTCTCCTGTAGCGCTTGCCCTAGTTCAAGCTGGGCATTTCTTGTTTCGGCTTCTGCGGTGTCAAGTCTTGCCTTGGCTAACCTTCTGGCATTAACATTTGGTCCCTGCAAGAACCTGCCGCTTTGCGCATTGCGCCTCTGCGCCGTGCTCCTGATACTTCCTTGCGCGGAAAGCCGTTCTTCCCTTGTATCAACAAGGTCACGAAAGGCTGTGTTTCTCCTGTTGAGATTTGTTTTTAGAGCGTCACCGATGCCA